TACCAACACCTATACCATGTTCTACGCTAACCATTGAGGATGCTGGTGGAGTTGGGCACCCTAGAGTTCTCTTCACCACAACGTTGACTGTGTTTGCCCTGAAACTCCCCATCGGTAGAATCCTGGATCCTTTGGGCGTCGGATTCCCTGGATGGTCATATCCATGTTCATCTGTTGTTGCTTGGGGATCTGCGACTGTTCTAGCGTCATAACTGTGCTATACTAAATATGTCGTTAACCCCTTTATAAATGGCAACTCGATCCAAATCCCTCTCTGGCTCCTCTTTCGTTGA